CTATTTTGCTGCTTGTGAGGCGGATTCTGACGCCATTTCAGTGTCAGATGATGCAGAACTATTCACTACAGCGACTGTGGACGTTGGTGTTTGCGCTTCGTCAGCAACCGCATTAGCGGTCGTTTCAACCTGACTTTCCTCGTCACTTTTAACTGTTGGTGTTGTCACTGTTTGAACGTCAGTAATAACGCCCAGCATACCAAGGATAGTTAGAACCGTGTTAACAACGGCCACAATACTCGTCCAGTCACCAGTAAATTTAATGCCAAACATGGCAAAGACTTGTTGGATTAACACAATTAATAACGAAATAATCCCAGCAATCAACTTACCATTCAAACTACCATCGACATTCTTGAAGCTAATTTTTTTAATCATGTTTTACCTCCTAAAGGAACTTTTCTGCGATGTAAATAACTAACGTGACGAGCACGCCACTAACCAAGACACCGATTAGCCAATTTTGAATCTGTGTCACGCGGTCAATTTGATGGCTGGCTTCGATTGACTTGGCTAGGGCCTTGTCCGCTTTGTCGCCAATATCGTCAACTTGATTCAGCTTTTCTTCGATGTTCTCAACTTTCGTTTTGGTGGCGGCCACATCCTTTTGAATATCCATTAATAACTTAGTTGTGTCATCATATTGTGCCATTATCTCACCACCAATCGCTGGTCAGGATAGATAGTGGTGTAAATTGACTTGCCATTCTGGCTAGCTAGTGTAGTCATGCTCAGGCCGTTGCGTTGTGCGATCGCCCACCAGCTGTCGCCAGACTTGACTGTGTAGTACGTATGACTAACCGGCTGACCAGTAACTCGCTTCCCGTAGGCTGGCCCATTGGTGACGCCTAGCTTAATGAATCCGTATAGGCCATTTGAACGGGTGTAACGTGCCCATACATAATCGTGTTCAATAATAACCGCGTTATAAGTTACACTCTCACTCTTGTAATAGGTAGCCACTTGACTAACTTTGTCACTATCCGTGTAGCGAACAGCTAGTGCCTGATTAGGATAGAACACCCCTCGCTGGTTGTATTTAATGACCTTAAAGGTGGCCTTCTTAGCCTTTTGAGCCTTCTTAACATTGGCCTGTGCTTTAGCCTTGCTAGCAGTCGTATAGCCTGACTTGGTAATGCCAGTTAAATCAACATTGCCGTCTAATCCGCCTGATTTATACATGCTCGTGAATTGGAAGATAGCCACGCCGTCCATACTTGGGAACCAGTTATAATCAGGGATAGTTCTAACCAGATAATCCGGATATTCAGCTAACCACAGACAGCTACCATAGGCACGTACAATGGCGCTCACATTAACATGAGCATTTAGATAGGCTTTGCCGGAGTATAATACCGGGGTATAGCCAGCCGCTTTAATGAGGGCCATCTGGGCTAGAACGGCATTAGTGTTGGCTGTCACGCTATTACTTGCCCCGTCCTCATAGTCTAGCGCTACAATACTACCCTTGGGCGTCTTAACTCGTGGCAAGTAATAGGCCATCATCGCCTTGGCATTGGTCATATTGCCCCCAACCCCGTCCCACAAATAGGTGTGCACCCGTTTACCAGCCTGTTGAGCTGACTTAACTTGGCTAGCATATGTGGTCTGAGGGATATTAGTCCCACCATAGAAGCCACCCGCCTGTGAGAATACAAACTTATCAGTGTTGTAGCCAAATACACCACTATTGCCTTGAAACTTAGACCAATCAACCCCTTGGTCACGGCTAGTTGAAGCCTGACTGGTAACATTGGCCATCAAAAAGACCATAAAAATGGCGCTCGCCATTAAGATGAGTGCCTTTAATTTGTTATTATTCAATTGTCTACCTCTTAGTGTGCGCTGCTATGGTCTATGGTAGCTTCTGTCTGTGCAGCTAAGGATGAATCGGCTCGCGTAGCAACTTCTTGAGCTTCTTTTGAATCCTTAGCAGTAGCTTCTGCTTGTGCAGCTTTGTAGGCTGTAATTGCCTCTGATACTTGAGTAACCTGAGTTTGGGTAATTAGTGATTTCACTAGATAATTGCCAGCATATACAGTTACTAAATCTGATGGAATTAACCCATTGTTAACACTGTTAATTAAACCTTCTGTTAAAAATTCGCTTAAATCAAAACTCATGACAAAGCCCCCCCTAGCGCTACAATAGCCGCTTTTATTTTTGCGTAATCTGATTGTGTCAAAATTTCTGTTGGATTAGGGCACCATGGTGTAGCTTTGGTGCCTCGCTCAATTTTTAAGCAGGAATAAAATGCGTTATCATTCATGTTATTCGTCAAGATATGCGCTTTGACCTCTGCGGTATTATCATCAATGTTTATGGAACACTGACTTAGACCATTGGCATTATAGTTAACACTTACACCCCAAACTGTTGCTAAGGTTTTTCCACTTTTGTCAAAAGTGTCCATCCTAATGCTTGCTGACCCTCGTAATAAATTACTTGCGTAGTCAGCGTTGTTAATCATAACAGACGCACATAGAGCCTTGCCAAGACTTTTATCATATTTGATGTCAGCAACTTGCATATTCCAATTGTTGGCTTGAACCACCTGATTGCTGGTACCTGTTAATAGGTTGATACCCACGGCACTATTATCAACCTGCGCTTTAAGCTCAACAAAAGCTGGTGCTGTGGTCAAGCCAGCATTATCAACGCTTCCTGTATCACCTTTGTCACCTTTAGCAATTGTGCTTGCGGCTTTATTCATTGCTTTCACAAAGTCATCAAAAGTAATGGTCGTAATCGTGCTACCATTGGCACTTTGAATGTTATTGGTAATAGTAAAACCGGTTGACCCATCACTAGGGTAGATTGACGTCCCGGTACTATCAACCACCCACACTTCAATGGCATAGCTACCAGCTGGCAAACTAGTCATCAAGTCAGCATTAAAAGCAACGGTAATTTTACCAGCCGTTGGGTCCGTTAGACTAGCTGGGTCAACTGTGGCCGATTTAAGGTAGCCACTAGCATTGCCCAATTTAACAGTAATTGAAGTGGCATTAGTTAAATCAGTGGCCCCATTATCATTGCCACAAATTAACGTGAAACTGGTAGTCGTATCACCAATTTTAACCGTCCGTGGGGACATATCAGTAAAACTAAGCGTTTTTGCCATCTTTATGCGCCTCCTTTTCAGCCAACTTGGCATTAAGCTGGTCAATTTGAACTTGTGCCATCGCTAATTGCTGGTCTTTAAGGGCAATCGCTTGGGCATAGTTACTTGTTAGCTTGTTAATTAAAGCCTGTGCATCAACATTCATAATTTAAGCCTCCTTAGTATTGGTCGTTGTCATAGTTGTGGTAACTGGTTTTAAAGCGGTCAGACTGTCAATCAGCGTATTCAACACCTTCAATTTAACCCTATCAGTGCCCCCAGCACCTCCAGCAATGGCAGTGTTAAATTCGTCCATGGTAATACTTACCTGTGAGCTAATACCCAGCGTGTTAATCTGAATACTGATTGTCATAATGTTATTCGTGTAATCCGGCTTATAATTCGTGATTAAAATGCTATCCATTTAATTTGGCCTCCAATTTGTTTAATCTAGCCTCTAGTTCCATATTGTGCCCGTTTAATTGATCAATCTGCTTTTGCTGTTCCTGTACCGTGGCTAGGGTGGCGTTTAAAAGTACACTGTCATCTACCCCACACAGCTTACCGTCTTCATCACGGCTGATAAACACGTCTGGCAATTGCCACTGCTTTGTTACATTAACGTCGTCAACAATGCTAGATAATCGCAAATGACTGGTATTATCGTCGGTTTTGTATTGGTATGTTGCCAAGTCAATTGAGTTAACTAGCTGCGCCCAATAGGATGTATCAGCCTTTTGCACGTCACGCTTAACACTTAATAGGGACGATTTAACTAGACTATCATAGTGAACGGTACTAGCGTAGATGTCGACGGGTTTGCCATTAGCACGATTGAAATGGATCGGGCCGTTGTCGGAACTGGTAATCGTGTGATAGGTATTTATGTTGAAGTTGCCAATATCTAAAGAACGATTGAACTGAATATTATTAGCACCCGAACCGTCAATGCCAAAGCTGGCTGTCTTCATATTCATATTATTGCCGACATACCAAATATTTTGTGTGCCATTAGGGTTGATATTGCCGTAGGGCGTAATAATGATGCCCTTCGGTGTAACATCAGCAGAAGTACCATTAAAGGTGATTTGTTGAGTATCTCCGTGTAGCGTCAGCCCATTCAACGGACTGATCAGAACTTGACCAGTTAATTGGCTTCCAGAAACGGATTGTGAGAATGACATATCCTTGCCATTAGTAAAGCCAGAGTTCAAAGAAATCATATCGCCACTAAAATTGCCATCATAAGCTTCATATTGACTTCCGGAAGAGTTTATGGCGCGATACATGGTTCTTAGTCCGCCACCACTCATCTCTGTTCTTAGAGCGTCCACTGAATTAAAAAGTGTCGTGGAAGCTTTACCAGTAGGTTCAATGGTGAATGGATAGAAATTACTCGTATTATTAGAATTACTAATACTGTCGCCGGCATTGAACGTTGTCCCATTGATAGTTGAACCATTAATCGTGCTAGTATTGATTGTTGGTGAGGTTAACGTGCCACCAATAAGCGTCATGTTCTTAGCCTTTATCGTGCCACTTGCATCGGTTGTGAATGAGCCATTAGGCGTGCTAAACGTGTTAGCCACAATGTCGACACCTTTAAGTGAACCAGCAGTAACATCGCCTAAATTGGCACTTAATGCTGATAGCTTATTAACATCTAGCCGGTCAGTGCTCATTGTTCCAGTAGTGATGTTTGATGCGTTAATATTTTTACCAGTAATCTTATTAAAGTCAATCGTACCAACTTTTAAATGGTTAGCACTAATGTCGCCTACTTTAGCATCTGTGATAGATGCATCTTCAATCTCAGCAGTACCAACAGCCATTTTGCCAACCTTAGCACGAGTGATAGCAGCATCTTCAATTTGTGCCTCACCAACAGCTAGTTTATCAATCTTAGCCTTAGTTATTGCAGCGTCACCTATATGTGCAGTTTTAATTGTACCGTCTTTAATATAGGTGTCGGTGTTAACTATAATATATTTGCCGGGTATAGCAATGTCTTTTTCATCTGAGATTGAAGCATAATATACTATTTTATTTTGGGTATCCTTAACCTGCTTTTTAGCGTCTTCTCCAGCGGTTTGTGCCTCAGCAGCAGCACTCTTAGCATTCTCACCGGCGCTTTTAGCTTCGTTAGCTGCCCCAAGGGCTTGTGATGCAGCCTGACTAGCACCATTTCCCGTTGCAGTTGCTTGTGATGCTACTATGACAGCACTAGAAGCAGCTTGACTAGCTACCGATACACTAGACTTCATGTTGCTAATATCAGTGTTATAACTGTTGCTTAAGGCGTTCTGTACAGTGCTTAGAGCAGAATTGTAAGCGTCTGTGAGACTCTTATAAGTGTCCCGGTCAAAATCACTGGCCTTAGTGGTATCCGTTAAGATGGCCGCCATAAAGGTGTTCAGTTTATCATAGGCCGTGGTTAAAGCAGTCGTACTGATGCTGGCATCTTTAGCTCGCTTTAAAATCACATTATACTGACTAGTTAATCCAGCATACTGTGAGGCCTGTGCCTGCTTTTCAATGACACTCATTAAGTTGGGGTCATTTAAATTGGTGATCCCACTAGTGGCATTCTCAGCCGTATTTTGAGCCTTGATAATCTTAATACCATCATCTGTTAGAATGACCTGTGTTGCGTTAGATTCAGCCATTTAATTCACCTCCTTTCTTAATCATTGGCAAACGTTCTTTAATTGGTATTACAAAGACGCGTTCTAAATAATTACCTTGATATTTACAATTGAAAGTAGCCAATAGCTCCGGCTGGTTATTCTGGTCATAAATAATGTTGCATGTTTCAGGCTCGATAACGTCATCGGTTAACCCTAAATTCATATCCAGTAAGTAGTTAGAGGCGAACTCTTGCCCACCATGAACAACATTAACGGCGTACACCATGCGAGGATCTTTCATGTTGTAACCACCCGAGTGAAAGTAAACATATGGAAAGTCAATGCCTTGTGATTGGTAGGTTTGTCGGTTCCAGTCAAACCCATAGTTGGCAACATCAAAACTATATAGCACATCATAATTACCTTGTTTAACGTCATCGAGTCGTAGCACATCATGCTTGCCATTCACGTAGCCACATAGTACGTACCCGTGTTTGAAATCAACACTGACTCTTATATAACGATCGACAGTGCAAAAACGTGTGATTCTATCATCATCATTTCCTAGGGTTACATTAGCAAGGTAGGGTATACGACTAACTGCATATTCGTTAACGTTTAAATTAGGCTTAGTTATAGACCAAATGTAAACAGCCCCATCTACTTCTTCAATCGAGAAGCTTGAACCATGCCCGCCATGTGAAATGATCATCTTACTAATCGGCTTAAAATTAGTGTCATGTAAGACAAACATGGTATCTCCAGTTGTACTTTGATTAATTGCCCGACTAGTTATATACTGACCGTTGCTCAAAGGACACATATATTGTGCCGCCTCAGTTATTCCTAGTGTGCTGTCGTCTGGGCTAAAACTACCCAAATTACGAATAGCACTAGTTTGTAACTTAATCTCTGGTTCATCTTGAATGTAACTGGTCTCAATAGTCCCGTGCAGTGTGCCAACGGAATTGTATGCTGCTTGTACTAAATAGCCAGTTTGATTGAAACTAGTATCAAGGGTGCCGTCAGTATTATAACGGTGCCAAATAAACCCCTTGTTATCAATATAGGCTGAAATATTAGTGTTACCTTCCCAAGCCTGTAAGATTAACCGCTTAGTCTGGGTAGTATCAGTGAAATTATTGCCGTCAGGAGTTAAAGCCACTGGTTTAACCGAGCTAGCGTCCTCCTTTGCCTTTTCAATGGCGCTATTAATAGCACTTTGATAACCTTGCATCCAGGCTGGTGTTGCAACTGGTACCGTGACATATTCACCAAAGCCGACTGTGTTGCCATAAGGGTTAGCGAAACTAATTGTCCGTTGAATGACTCGGCCACTGGCATTTAATGCCGGCTTGATTAACTCATCTTTAAAACGAATACTGGCCCCTAATGGCGGGTTAAAATTAGACGTTACATTAACCTCATAATACGTCCGCGGGTGATTATACAATTGCAACATTTCTTCGGCCCAGGCCTTAATTCCAGCCGGGTCTTCAATTGAGTTAGCTGTAACAACCCCCTCATAGTACAAACCAGCTTGCCAGTCCGGGTTATATGCTCGATTGGCTTCATCATCAACAATGTAAGACTTACCATCATTGACTAGCCCAATTGTGTTGCCGTTAGCACCATAAGGGATAAGCTTAGTGATTGGGTTTGACACCGTTGTTCGCTTTAAGCTAGTCATATTCTTACCAAATACCGCCTCGTTGTAGACCACATCAGCATTAAGTTGGTCAGTAATGACACACACCTTTTTCGTGATGTTGCCTTGGCTATTAATCTCAACATAAGGGTCAATCTCAACGTTATAAGCTTGGATGAGTGTCTGTACTAATGTACTAGCTTTTGTTTTACCATCAATGGTAATCGATGGAGTCATCACATTAGTAGTCTGATAGTCTAGCGTCCAGCCAGTGGCATTAAAACACTGATTAAAAGCCGTCTGAATCGAACTAGCACTAGCCGTAATTGCCACTGGGTAATGATGCGCTAGTGTGTATAAGCATAGATTAGTAAAGTTAGCCGTTGTGACATGCTTAGTAGCGGCTGTATTGCTTTCTTCCACGCTGTATATGTGCATGACATACCAATGACCTGATGGCTCGTCATAATAAGCTAGGTTGTTACCAGCCACTACTTTATCTGAATCCGGTTGGCCTTGAAGCACGTCTAATGAGCCTTGATGGTCGAACTTCTTAGACTGGGCATTTAGATTAATCGTGCCGTTAAAATTATCTTGAGTTCCAATATTGGCATCATCGTCATAGCTAGTGCTGGTCGTGTCTGAGTCGGCTAGTTGAATCTTGACGCTGTCGTTAGAGAACTTAGTGGCACCATCAACAGTCAGGGTACCAATCCGCTTTAAATTAGAATCTAGGATTAAATACTGGTTATTTAAAGCCATCTGTTAGCCTCCTTGTTTTATTTATGTAAAAAGGCCACCCTTAATGGGAAGCCTTTAAAGTGTTGTTATAGTAGCCTAGGTAGATATTTTAGGGTCATTTGAGCGTCATCTAGGTCACCAATCATCGACAAGCCATTAACGCCCGGTTTCAACTTAGGAAAGTCGGTTGACCAAACTGGTGAAACTAGCTTGCCATTTACAGTAACTGTATCTGCCTCACAATCCATTACAATTTCTTCACCGGCACCAGCAATATAAGTTGGCTTTGTGGCATCAACTTTATTGACTTTCCATATTTGAAGGTCAGTCATTGACATAAAGGGGTTCCGATAGGCAACTTTATGAATATCTTCTGTAATTGGGTGCTTTAGAAAGACAGACCCAATTCCACCTAAGGCTGTCTGATACTTATTTTGAGTATCAACATAGGTTCCATGTACTAACATGTGAATATGAGGGTCTAGGAATGGTCGGCCTGTTTTAGTCGAATACTGGGTGATACTCCATGTGAATACTTGTCCTCGTTTAGTAATATCCAACACTAACCAAGCACCTGCCAGTGCGGAGTCCTCCTCCTTATTGACCACGGTTGTATAGGTATCAACGGTTTTTTTAATGGTTTGTTTAGTTACTTTTCCTCTTCTGGAACGACCATATTTAGTGACAGTTTTGGTTGTCGTGCCAGTTTTGATTTGAATTTTCTGGTCAGGCTTATTCGTAAAAGAACCTGATGGCCCTGAACCATAATACAAGTCAGTATATCTGTCACCATATTCTAATGTTGATCCAGGCTCACATATTTGAAGCCTAGCCATTGGTTTAGCACCATAGGCCATGTCACGCATACCAAAGCGTCCAATAGTGTTACCGTTAGGGTCTAGTAGCAAGACTTCAACACGTCCCATTGCACGACTATTATGAGTACCATTGTACCTAAATTGATGAATACCCGTTCGTACTCGCCAGTCCGTAAGTGATTGTGTCATGCCAGTATACCGATAAGCTGGCCCATACCAGCGGTCTTCCATAGTTGTAGGCATCGGTCCAAAGTCATACCCATTGCTATTTACAGTTGGTCGCATTACATTAGTTTCAGTCTTAATCTCGCTGTGGCCTTGATACGTGTAAGCTTCACCAGTTTTCATATTGCTAAGTGCATTGGCATCATTTGTCCACATTGCCATAGTTCCTAGCGGGTCATCAACAACTTTAGTATAAGGTTGAACCGCAGTGGCTTGGTCTCCAGGTGACTCAGGCCCTAAGCCAAACTGACCACCATTTAAACTAAAGCCAATATACTTTAAATCTCGTTTAGGGATGACCTGAATAACCGGCTCTGTTCGTGCAGTGCCATCAACAGTAATCGTATTTAAGCCATTATTTAAAGGCTTCTCAACCTGTGGCAAGGTCGCCCGGGGATCAGACTGCACAAAGGTAATGGTTAGTGTCATGTCATACATACCCGGGTTAATCGGGGCTGGGTCACTAATTGCGGTAATATGTCCCCAATATGTCACCTTAGGTTCAAAGCCAAAGATTAATGGATACTCCTTGTTATTATCACTGGGGTCATCGCTTAATAGCAGACCACTTAAATTGTGCATCACCTGATTAAAGGCGTCTTGATTATCAGCACAGTAGATTGACACCGGAATGCTAATCGACCGGCTGGTAAAGTCTGTGCCATTAAATTGGTTACCATACATGGCTGGTATATCAGTCACCTGTTCAGCCATGGCCGGTGCACTAGGTAATACCACGTTACCCATCTCAACCTGTAAATCGTCCCGGCTATTCAAGTTAGCGTATTCAAAATCGTCTCGTTGTAAGGTCACGATTTAACCTCCTTTTAAGTTTAATTATGTAAAAAGGTCGCCCAATTAAGGACAACCCTTTGATTGACTGGGATATTAGTACCCCATCATTTGTGAGTATTGTGAAATCTTCTTAGTGTAATTCTTGTTTGCATTAACTATGGAATCGTTAGAAATAACGGCTTGTACGTTTCCTTGACCAGCTAATAAAGCCGCCAATAGTGAGATGACTTTATCAAGCTTCTCACTACTTTCACTGCTATTAGACGCAATCTGCGTGCTAGTATTGCCATTTACCACTTGACTAGCCTGTGCAATTAACTGGTTAGCCCGACTCTTGTTGGTCAATGGTAGCACCATTTCAGGTTTATTATGTTCAGCGACCTCAATCAACTGATTAGTGTTGATGATGCCACCGTTTTCGTAGCCTTCAGGACCACTAACACGAGCAAACGCACTAGGACCTGACCCATATTTAGCCTTCATATAGTGGATACCAGCTAGCAAGTCATCATAACCATTAAGTGGATTGTTATGGCCGGGAAACTTGTAAGCATCAAATGTCGGCTGGATAGTTTGAACCAGCCCTTTAGATGGAATGCCCATTCTAGCGTTAGCGTCCCAATTGTTAACCACTGATGGGTCACCGTTTGATTCACGTGCAATGACTTTCATCCATGCTGATACTTGACTAGCACTGGCTTCAAAGCCGTTCTTCTTCAAGGCTTTGATAACATCTGGCTTCCAACGTTGAACACCTGAGCCGCCGGGGTTACTACTACCACCATCACCAAACTCATCGGCTAACTTGCTGATGAACTTCCAGAAGCCACTACCTACTTGCTTCTTAATGGTGCCGAGTAGTCCACTAGACTTAGATGCCTTATCCGAGCTAGTGCTATCAGATAAACCGGGAACTCGTCCGTAACCAGCAAACGTACCATAGCCACCGCCATGCACCTTACTGATACCCATACCAGAATGCTCATTTTCAGCACTATAGAACTCGCCATTGCCGGTGTATACCCCAACGTGGTCGCTACCACCTGGGCCAAAGAATACCAAGTCACCCGGTTTAGGATTGCTGACACTCTTAGACGCCCTGTACTGCTCACTACTAGTCCGTGGGAAGCTAATTCCAAGTTTCTTTAGGGCATACTCAACCAGGCCGGAACAGTCAAACGCACTAGGGCCTTCAGCACCCCAAACGTACTTGTTTGTAGCACCGTACTTCTCCATCGCATTAACTAGGCTAGAACTAGAAGCACCACTGTCTAGGCTGTCACTAACGCCACCCCATAGGGTTGACCACCATGTCTTAGCTTGTTTTTCAACACCATTGAATAGTCCATGACCAATGTTACTCATGACACCTGATACGCCCTTAGAAGACCAACTAAACAGGTTTTCAAGCGACTTAATTGGGTGAGCAATGATGTTAGTAGCGGTATTAAAGAATTTCTCTAAACTTCCTACCTTTTTACCAACCCAGCTAGTCACACCCGAAATACCACTAGTGACACTGTTTAAAATGTCACCAAAGAATCCAGTCCCTTTCGCGTACTTGGTAACACCTTGCATTGCCATTAGCATGGCTGTCTCACTAGCGCTCAGCACTTCTGATCCAGCGGGTAGCATCATCTTAGTGTTACGTCCTTGCACAATGCCTGAATCGCCATTAGGTAGCATGACCATTTCTTTGTTGCCAGTTTGCGGACTGTCATTACCATCATTTAACATTGCCATAGTAGGCTTGGTAATCGGATTACGTGACCCACTAAGCACACCAGTACCAGTGGCAAAGTTAACATGACTTAAATCACCAATGGTTTTCTTTTTACCACCAAACGTATGGATGACACTATCAACCGCATTGATACCACCATTGATAAGGTCGATAACATCGTTCATGCCATCTTTAGCAAAGTTCTTTAAATCCTTCCAAAGGCCTTTGAAGATATTCTCAACGCCGGTTACTAAGCCAGACCAGCCGCCATTAAATGTCTTCTTAAAGGCTGATAGCCAGTCACCCATTGAGTGTCCGAACACTTTAGTATGGCTAAGGTCTTTGTTCCAATAGCTGTGCAAGTTAGCCCGCATGGTGTCCCAGTGGTTATTCCAACTATGTGACCAGCTCTTTTTCCAGCCAGCCCACTTGGTTCCCATACTACTAAAGAAGTCTCTAGTATGCTTATATGACCTGTTCCAATAGTGATTTAAGTTGGAACGCATATCATTCCAGTGACTGTTCCAACTCTTTCTAAAGCTAGACTTCCAACCGTCCCACTTCTTACCCATGCTAGAAAAGAAGTCTCTGGTATGCTTATAAGAACTGTTCCATGCACCATGCAAGTTCCTAGTCATATCATTCCAATGACTGTTCCAGCCCTTTCTAAAGCTGTTCTTAAAACCATTCCACTTATTGCCAACGGTGCTAAAGAAGTTCCTAGTGTTCTTAACGGAACCGTTCCAGTTATTCCTGAGCGATTTACCCATGTCTGACCAGTGGCTGTTCCAGCTCTTCTTAAAGCTAGACTTCCAAGTGTTGAAACTATCTGAAACGGTCTTAAACCACTTGCCGAACTTAGTCTTGCTAAACGCCTTAGAAGCGTCATTGACCTGTTTGTCCATCGCTTTCTTAAAGCCCATTTTTTGAATGTCTTTGCTAAAACCTTTAGACCACTTTTGAATATTCTTACCAGTTTTAGTGTCCTTTAAGAACCATGTAGCTAAGCCTGCAAATGGGTTAATCAAAGTAGTTAATATCTCGGTCTTGTGTTTTTTAAAGAAACCGGTAGTGGTTTTAGCCCATTTACCCATGGTGTTACCAACTTTGCCTAGCGCTTTGCCTACCGACTTGCCGACATTTGAACCCCATTTAGCGATACCCTTGCCAAAGTTAACCACTGATTTAAATGTCTTGTTAACCCATTCACGGAACGGCTTAATATGCTTGTAAGCCTCGTAGAATGCCACGCCTAACGCAACCACGGCAGTTAAAACTAGGCCGATTGGGTTAGTTAATAATAGCCTGCCCAATGATAAAAACGACTTACCAACCAACTTGATACCGCCAGCTAAGACACTAAAAGCTTTAGATGCACCTTTATAAGCAATCTTAGCAGTCCATTTTAGACCTTTGCCGATCTTGCCACCGACTGATTTAGTGTGTGTCCATAAAGCACTAATTCCACTCTTAGCTTTAGCAGTGGTTACACTAGCAGCCATCTTTAACCAGTGACCCATTCCAGTCCCTGAACGCTTGACAAAGCTTGCAAATTTGGTTAGTTCTCGTTCACCTTTAGCTCCATCAACCTTTGGCTTTAACACAATCCGGCTGAGCTTGCCACCTAAGCCCTTTGCCAAGTCTAAACCACTGAAGGCTAGTTTTAATGCAGATATACCCTTACTTGCAACAAAGGCACTAGAAGCCAAACCAGCAAATACTTTAGGGTGTTTCTCAGCAAATCCACCAACAATCTTCAGTATAGGCTCGATGTCCTTAAGTGACTGTACAAATACGTTAAAAGATGTCTTGGAAGCGGTCTTCATTGAGCCAAAGAATGACTTGATCTCTTTTTTGTGAGCAATGATGTTAGCACCGACTTTATCAATGCCTTTTGCTAGATTAGACAACATCTTATTGAGGCTATCACCAACATTAAATTTTTTACCAGCAAACGCTTTAGTTATGTCATTAATCTGCAAGGCTAGTGCATTGCCAACATCTTTAAACTCAGCTTTAGTATTCTTATCGCCAATCCACTTGGTAAACTGGCCCATTAACGGAGACTTCATATTTGCAATCGGCTTGTAAACGGCATCTAATAACGCCGGCATTTGAGTCCTGATTGATCGTTCCATACCGGGTATGGTCTTCATCAAGTTTTCTGAAGCCTTGGCATACTTACCACCAAGTGAGTTCATAACTTCTTCGGCGTCTTTAGCGCTAATCTTACCGGCACTCATCTGGTCACGCAGCGTTGACATGGTTAACTTACTGTTATGCTGTTGCTTCTTTTCAAACTCCAACATTTTTTCAGCGTACATTGGTAATTGGTCGTTAATCATGTTGAAGTCGCCAAGTTGCATCTTGCCACTTGATAGCATATGAGTGAAGTTGGTGCCTAATCTAGTAACATTCTCATCACTTAGGTTAAGCGTATCACCCAGCGTTAAGATGGACTTAGTTAATTCTTTAGTCCGTGGTGCATTATCAAACACATGGTAAAATGACTGGTTAAGTTCATCAACCACATTGATATTTTGATTAAAAGCTGAGGCTAACCCATTACCAATGTCGACCATTTGTTTACCTTTTCCGTTTGAACCAGTTAAAGTAGTCCATGTGGCCGTCATTGTACGTTGCTTGTTATCATATTCTGTTACAGCACTAGTAAGTTCGCCAAAAGATGCCGTTATACTCGATAAAGCGTTGGTAACCCCATTAGCAACTAGATGGGCACCTAATATGGTACCAAATAAATGAGAGGTCTTCTTAGCCTTGTCATCAACGGAATCTAACTTAGACCGTACACCTGACATAAAGCCATGTGGTTCTTTTTCCATCGCCTTAACTAGCTCATTTTGGCTAGTCTTAGCCTTAGCCATGGCTGTTGCAGTCTGATTAACACGAGTCTGCTGTAGCTTGTAAGCGTCTGAAGTGTCACCACTAGCTTTTTTAATTTTTTCTAGCTCATCGGATTGGGTCTTGTATTGGGCCTGAATGTTAGAATAGGCCTGTTTTAAACCACTTAAACGGGCCTTATTAGCATCTTCTTGTTTGCCTTCAGCTTCTAGGCGTTCAACATAAGACTTACTTAAAGCCGTACTCTGTTTATAGCCTTTTTGTAGGTCTGCCAAGCCTGAATTGTAATATTGTAGCCTATTTTTAGCTCGGTCTAGTTGACCACCCATACTGTCATATGACCGATTAGCCTTGTTAATTTCATCAGTCAGTTTAGTATACTTAAGCGCACCATCTTCAGTGTCTTTATTTAGACCAGATTGACGCTTCTTCAACTCATCAATTTTAGACTTTTGCATCTCCATTGACTTAGCTAACCCGTCTACCCTAGCTGCTGCGGCTTCTTGGTATTTCCCTGCCGAGTTTAGTGCGACTTCCTGAGCCTTCCAGCCACTAGTATTGGCTTTAACCTCAGCAGTTAACTGCTTGAGTGATTTAACAGCTTCTGCTGAATCTAGGCCAACCCTACTGGTCATCTCACGGCCGACTACTTTTTTAGCCATTCTTTTTTAACCTCCTTTTTGGCACAAGCGCTTATAAGCCATACGTTTGGTTAATGGCCTCTAGCGGGTCAACCAGTTCAGCACGGTCTTCCTTTTTACGAGCGTTTAAACTAGCCATCATATTAAAGAAGGAGCTATCATCAAATTCTTTCGGTGATAACCCCTCAGTTAATAATTGTTGAGCTAGTAGGTTGAAGTCTTCCTGTTGGTTTTTCAACTTTAGGACTTCCTTTTTAAGCTCGCTGTTGCGTTTGTGCCGGTTTATTTTGACGACTTAGCGTCTTCGATGGCTTTACGTTGCTTCTGTTCAGACAGCTTAATGTCAGCGTCTGAGATGCCATTTAAGCGCATAATTAAGTAGCCGACACCTTCGCCAAACCGTTCAATTGAGATAGTGTTATTAATCGTTTCCATCTGCTGATCAGTGTAGCCCATTACACGTTGCACAAAATCGGCCATATCGTCCTGCAATTCCAGGCCATTTTTCATTGCGTCTAGTTCAGTGATCTCTTTTTCAGTGTCCTGTGACTCCAGCATGCTAATTTGAACCTTGGTAGCTAATCGAATGATATTGTTAGTTGGTGTTACATTGGCCATCTTGTTGATTTTAAAATAGTTTTTAGCATTGATTTTCATAATTGTTTGTACCCCTTTATTTAAATTTGTATGTATTAAAAAGCCACCCAGTTAAGGGAAGCTTTTTAATTGTTGCTATTTACCAAGTCCTACACCAGGCACTACACTCGATGGGCTTAACACATAGCCACCAAATACTTCAGCGTATAGCTTGGTTAAGTCAAAGCCTTTATCAGTCGACTTAGCGACCATATAAGGTTGTTGTACCTTGTTGGCAGCTAAGAAGATGGTAGGCTTCAATGGCGTTAAGACGGTACCATGTAAGGCTGTTGAGTAAGCCGCTTCATTGTTGGTATCAGTTGAGTTGTTAGACCCTTCTTCAACAAATTCAACATTATTGAAGCATTCGTAGATTGAAATATCCCCATCTAATGATTGTGATTCGGCAATCATTGCCACATGAGGCTTAGGTAGTTGACGTACCCATGCACCTGTATTGGCGCTTTGTGTGAACCCCTTTAGCATCTGATTAATCTTGAAGTCTAAATCTAAGGCGGTTAAAGCCAGCGTGGGCATAGACTTACCATAGGCTGTTCGTTTGACTTGTCCATTACCCCAGCCGGGAGTTCCAGCCGCTTCAAGGGTGGATACGTTGATTTGACTGAACCCTTCGCCTTGATGGTCAGCAACATAAATTCCATCAGTAGATAGACCTTTATCAGGGTCTTTAATTAAGTCACCTTTACTGTCAAGTAAAGCAAAAGTTGCTTTGACAATGTTGTGTTTTGACATTTAAATATCTCTCCTTTAAATCATTTCATTTTTAGCTACATAAATTGTTTTGGTTACTTGGTTGGTATCCGGGTCAGTTGTGTGGTGCTGACTAGATACAATTAACCAGCCGGACGCTTTAAGATTTTTCATTAAAGCTATTTCAGCTTCCAATGGGTTAAAGTCATCTGCTAGGTTAACCTTATAAAAGATTTGAATCTCAACACCCATTGCTAATCCTTTAAACGTGCTGTTTGCAAGATAGGCCGGACTTGAATCAGTCTCTTGTAATAGCATGACTGTTAAATCAGTGTTGTCTAAATCTTCTTTAGGTATGCTGTTAAGGTAGACTTTATCGAGCCACGTTAAATTTAGGGTGTTAACTAGGCTGGCTACCTGTGATACTGGTAATAACACTAGTCATCGTCCCCCTTCTTATATTCATCTAGCATGGCGTTAAAGACATCATCTTGTGAGTCGTCTAGGTTCTGGTCAACGAAGTGGTCAGCCTTAATGTACTTAGTACCATCGTTTAATCTTCTGGCGTTCATATCATGGAATTTGTTAGTCCAGCCCACAATTGAACTACCGTCATGTTCGCCGTCTATATCGTTAGAGTTATAGCTTATATTGTCAGCCATGTGTCCGTACTTCTCGTCTTTATGACTTGAATAGTGTTTCTTTTTCGTGACTTCGGTTAAGTTATCAGCTAACTTCTTAGCACCGGCTTTGGTTATCTTCTCTTGTTCAGCTTCGTTGGGGACTAGCTTGTGGACGTCTTTAAGCCAGCTTTCTAGTTGGTCGGCCATATCATCGTTTGCCATAGCTAAGCCCCCTTAGTAACCTGTTTGAGTGTCAAATAATCGCAAGACAGATAATTACTAGAATCATCTATGCTGTCATTGATGACATCGTAAAGTTTACCTTTATATTGGCATTTAATGCCTTCATAAACTTTAGGATTATGTCTAATAATGACCACTACTTGCTCTAATTGTTCAGCTGTAAGTTGATACGAATATGCAATTGATCGTGTATAGGGTGCGCAGTATAAACTAAACTGGCCAACAAATGTCTGCTTACTAGTCCCATTAATAGGGTTTTGAACAGTTTTAACAGTGCCAATCTGTATACGTTGGTTAAAGTCAACTGGAGTTAACTTATTAATCGCCATTGTCGTCCACCTCATCCTGCTTTTGATTATACAGGCCTCGCAATTGGCCAATAATTGAATCAACAACTAAGTCAACTGGATTAACAGCGTTTGAAGTGATTGACGTCCGGTAATACCAGTATGAACCAGCTAAGGCGTAAACAGCCGTTTCAAACAAGTCATTCACGCTTTCCATTTCATAGAACCCTGGAACGCCATTTTCATCCCCGACGGCCTGTTCAATGTAGCTAGTGGCTGCAGACAAGTATCCTTTTAGCAACTCGTCATCATCATTCCCGTCAATTCGCAAAGATGATTTTAATGTTTTTAAATCGGCTGCCACTTAAATCACATCCTTACTTAGCCGCCCAGATTGTCACTGTATTGTGTATTTGTCGGCGACATAGTTGGCTAATTACTTGCCGGGAGTTGAAGCAGCAAAGTTGGCCGGTTGATCAGCAATTTTACTGAATGAACCCGCAACAAAGGCTTCCGTATCAGTGGCTTCCACATCAAAGCGATCAATCACGCGAATCTTGGTTTGGTCTTTTTCAAAGGCACCACCGCCAATATTAGTAGTCAATAAGGAAGTGCTTTCTCGGTCAAACAAAGTTACCGCTTGCGACAAATCACCATAGTAAAGTGGATGAGCCTTTCCTGCCGTAGCTGTAACGTCAGGCAACCACTTGTCAGCTACCTCTACAATCCGCTTGCCACGGATTAAATACTGATCAGGTTGGGTTGGATCTGGTTGCAATAAATAGCGACCCATAGCATCCTTAACTTCGGAAAGTTCGTTGAAACCAGACGTATTTGTCATTAAGAACGACGTGGACTTGATGGCAGGGTCAACAGCAGTGTTAATCATCGTAATAATGTCATCAAACTTGGCCAAAGTAGGCTTTTTAGGTGCTTTGTTCATCGCCGCAATGATTTGAGCATTGCGAGTAACAACAACCTTCTTAGCAATCCATTGAGATAACCAAGCCAAAATGTTATCCGCCGTATCCTTTAATAACGAATTAGTGGCAGTGGTAATGCCAGCATACCGATGGATTGTGTATTTGACAAGCGATAACTTGGGATCATCATTATCACCAATAGTAGCCGTTTCATCATCTAAATTGGCCAACGGAGTAAGATCGGTCCACTTTTCGTAAACTCGTGACCCAGTTTGAGTTGTAACAGTTTCCCGATTAACATACTGTTGTAATGAGTCGAACTGGCGAACCAATGTGTTAATGGCTGTTTGAATATCTTGAGGGATAGTCAAACCAATCGCATTACCACCGCCGTCAGTAGCAGAAGTTACCAAGTTCATAACTTTCGGGTCGCCCTTAATCATGCCTTTGAAATTCTCAACGAACTTGGCTTTGATGTCTTTTTCATCATCATCAAGTGGGGTCTTGTCCTTATCATCCATGTTGGCAATTTCTTGTGCCTTGCGTTCTTCTTCCAATTGTTCATGTAAAGCGTCACGCCGGGCAACCGCGTTGTCGCGGTCTTGCTTCATTGCTTTAAATTGCTCTTTATCAAAGCTGTCATCAAGGACAGCTGCGTTTAACTTGTCGTTCAAGTCTGATACCTTTTGCCCTTGGGCAATCCAAGCATCATTCATCGTGTTAATATTAGCCATTAGTTGGCCTCCTTTTGATTTTTACCAAATAAAATAGCCAATTTGCTGTTTCGTAATTCAGCAGATTGACTATTAGTAGTATTTTCTTCTTTAGACGGCTTAGCTTTATCCTTATCCGCCTTGTAAATGAGATTCATCAGTTTATTAACTGCAGATTTAGGTGGAATGTGTGAAATAGCGTTCACCGGTTGCAATTGTTGATCATTAGCAAACATAATTTCGTCAGCAAAACCTTTATCGACGGCATCACTAGCGGTTAACCATGTTTCATTTGCCATTAGTTGTAGCAAGTCAGCTTGATCCATGCCAGTTTTAGCTTCATAAGCGCTGGCAATCGATTGATCAATGCCATTTAAAATACTGGCTTCATGCTCCAGATCGTCAGCATTACCAGCTGGTTGTGACCAAGCCTTATGGATCATAATCTGAGCAGTTGGTGAAATGTTGATATGATCGCCAGCCATAGCAACCACGCTTGCCGCACTAGCGGCTAAGCCTTGAATATTAACTGTTACATTGCCAGCATAATTCTTTAGCATAGTGTAAATCTCACTAGCCGCAAAAACATCACCACCATTGGAAGCAATGTCAACTTCAAGTGCTTCATCATCACCGTCATCATCGTCATCATTTAAAATGTCAGCAACGCCCGAAGGTGATACTGCTGGCATTCCAAAGAACTGATAGAAACCGGCTGTTTGATCATCAACAATATCGCCTTTAATCATCACTTTCTTTGTCATCATTATCACCTCCTTTTCCTGATTGAATTACAACTTGTTGTGTCGTTGGATTCTTAGCATCAGGCATTTCATCCGGAAAATAACCAGTCTGCTGTAATAACCAAGTTGCTTGATTATTGGCAATCGTGCCATCTTTAGCTAGCCCTGATAGGGTGGCTGCAAATGAGTCTCCCAATGGGTCTACAGCAGTCCGTATATTGGCCGTTATCTTAGCATTAAGCTTATTATCCAGCTCAGATAAAATCGCCTGTAAATAGCGATTAAGGGCGTTGGTGTACATGCCTTTAATTTGGTCAATATTACTTTGCTGGTCACCTTGGCCATTCAAATAGCTATCAGGAATGCCGAAGACTTTAGCGATTTGTTTACTCGTCCAATCTGTTTGGCTTAACAGCTTAGTAACATCCGCTTTCATTTCTAGTGGCTTGTAATCTTCAAGTTGATCAATAACTACCGGGCCACCGTTTGACTTGTTCACCTGTTTCATGAAGTTACGTGAGCGGCTGGCTTTCATCTTCTCACTTAGCAGCCCACCGTGCTGAATAGATAGGACGCCAGGAGCGCTAATTGAACGTGCTAATGCAGCCAACGTTAAACTGTTAGACGAACTCTTGACTTGTAACTCACTCGATAATGCTTTTAATGGACTGTTACCCGTCATACCGCCATCGGTACTAGCCCAGCGAATATGAATCATGTCAGACTGTGGTACATATTGAAGAACGCCCAAATTAGGCTCGTCAAAGGTAACCGTATAGGTTAAACCACTGCCATCATCTAATAAGTAGGTTTGCACTTGGCTAGGTCGCAAATATTCCCAGCGCAGGTCTAAGCCATTGGGATTACGCCAACGGTACGCGAAACATTCGCCACCCAATAATAGTTGTGAATACATAGACTGCCAAAACGTGTGGCCATTAGCTGTCGTGCTAGGATTGTTTAGAATCCCTTGCGCTCGTGGCATATTGGCCATTAATTGTATCGTGGCTAAGTCTCCAGATATTTGGTTAACTGCTGAATAAATATCTGAATTTTCCAAAGCGTCTTTAGCACTAACATACTCATTATTGCCAGTTGGTGACAAAAAATTAACGATATTATCGTCTTCTACTGGCACGCTTTGAATACTAACTGAATTGTTTATTGCCGTTGGTGGTTCAAAAAAAGGCATTGTTAATCACCTCCTTTTTGGCCAGCTGTTACGACTTCTGAAAGCCAGCCAACTAAAAATAAAGCTACCGCGATTGCTAGAACGCCCTGTGCCTGCCCAAATAAAAAGGCTGCATATACCCCAGCAATCATGCCTAGAATAAAGCACAGTACATCAAAGTAACGCCAGATAGTCGCAAAAAATTGTTTAAAAATCATTAATATCATCTCCTAGCAATCCTGATTCCGGGTTATTAAACCATTCAAGAACTTGCTTTTCGTTCATACGTTCGACCTGTTTATCAGGGTTGTTTACGTCTGCAAAGTCTTCAAAGTGATACATGGCTTGGAATAGGGCATCAATTAACGCATCTACCACATCAATCTTCAATGTGGCCTTAGCTTTATCGACTTGAATACCAATTTTGTCTTCATAAATCTCAGCATTTAGTAATGCCTTTTCCATAATTCGATCATCTAAGCGGTCAACTGACCCTTCAACAAACATCGTCTGCAAAAACTTAGTTGGATCCTTCAATTCACTAGTCCGCTGCCGAATAGCTTGCAATGGCCAACCAGAGTTTAAGTCCAATTGCTTAATTGTTGGTGTTAGTCCCCATGCGTCATAACCAAAGAAAACAACTTCCAGTCTATGTCGCTCAACAAAGTTAAGTAACCATTGGTAGACCTGCTCGTCATTGATTAGTCCTTGTGGATGGCTACTAATTGTGCAAAATCCCTTTTTAGCTAAGTCCCGATAATTAATACCGTCTTGCTTTTCTTTAGCTTCAATCGAACCAGCTTTCTGCCAGGGAATAAAGCTGTGCTGATAAATAAACCATCTTGGTTTGTCATTATGATCACGATAAGGAAATACAAACGCCAGCGCCGTGTTATCACTAAACATCGAGTAGTCAAAGCCAATGTATACTTGCCGGTCATCAAAACTAAATGATGGTATAATAGCTCGCTCAACGTCAGGCAGTTTCAAAAAGCTGTCGGTCGACTGTTCTAGCCACAAGTTAAGGTTCTTGTTTTGGAAATCGTTGAGTGTGCCCGACAAGGCGTCAGAATCACGCTTGTCTGTCAAGCCGTTCAGTAACACTTCTCGTTGGCTCGGTAAATCTAATAAGGGATTACTTTTAATCCACATATCGGGCTTATAAGTTTCATCAAGATTGTCCTGCGACCAAATAAGCCCCAAATATGTATCAGCATCGCGCAAATAATCTTGTTCCATGGCTTGCTGAATCATACGCTCATCATCGTGAAACGGAACAGTGGGATCAGGATATGCCGTTGAGATTTGAATAAATTGCTTATTACGCACCTTAACTTGCCCTGACACAATTTTAGAAATCTTTTGTCGTGTTTTAATTTCACCAATTTCATCAAATATAGCCGTTGTGAAATGAAAACTATCGTACTGACCGGCTTCGTGACTGATTGCTCGTAGCTTGTTATTAGTCTTGCTCATTGTGACTTGATCCGCTTGCGAAGACAACGTCCGAGTATCTAAGCCACTATCTTGAATTAGTGTTTTAAATGGTTCAATCGTTGCAATCTTAGCAAGCATTGACTTAATGTAGCCTAGAATTTTACTAGTTTGTTTATAATTAATAGAAGATACTAAGTAATCTTGGTTAGATAGTCCCAATGACTCAATCAAAAAACTATAGGTAGTGATAATCGCCATCAGATAAGTTTTACCTTGGCCACGTGCAACCGAAACAATTGCTCGTGAGAAACGCTTGCCACCATCATCATTACGCCAGCCAACCAGCATAGCCATAATGAATTCTTGCCACGGCATAAGCTTGGTTGGTTCGCCTGTATCAACGTTTGGACAGATGGAAGCAAATTTAAGCACTTGGTCTACTTTCTTAACCGAATAAGTAAAGGGAAATTCAACGCTGCCTTGACGTTGCAAGTCTCGGATATGGCGAAAAGCCGCTAGCTTGATCAAATAGCCAGTAATCACCTTCTCATCAAGGACATTAAAGGCATACTTTGTGCCCAAATCAGTGTATTGTTGGCGAATCGCTGAGCAGTCTAATGATTGATAAGCTCCAATAACATCATGTGTTTGCGTTAAATCAATCTTCATTATCAGTCTCCTAGAAATTCTTTCATACGATCATTAATACTTCGATCGTCTTTGTGATCATCTAAATTCAGCTTTAACAAATCACTGCGCGATTTTGGCGACAAGCCTAGTTCAGCGCCTAGTTTAGTCAGATTTTTAACCGCTGAATCGTAAATTTGTGTCATGGGATTACGCTTGTAGCCCACGAAGTCTCGACCAATTTTTTTACCGGTCTGATCTTGTAATGTTTTATAGATTGCTTGGACTTCACCGTTTTCCTGGATATGTTTATACGCGTTGCGATAAATCTCATATTGGGAAGCATATTGCTCTACAAGCCCGCTATCAATGCGCTTAACCGGGGTATTGTCTTCTAAAAAGGGCACTAATCGACGCCAAACGACCTTAGCTTGCCGGCCTAAGTAAGCTGGCGGTGTACGTGATAATTGACCATCGTTGACGTCTTTATCTGCTTTTTTCATTTTCTATGCCTCCTTTCATTATTGGTTGACCCCCCCTACCTAAAAATTTTCAAAAATTGTTCCCGTCACACTTTTTTTCCAATGTGTGTGCTCAGGGAGGTGCCCATGAGGGGGCGGGGTTTGTTTTAATTATCGTCACGAACAATTACACTCATAAATTTAAAGTTGCTTAAATCGAACGATAGGCGCCAATAAGTTGACGAGTAATGACCAGCGCCAGTTTGAATTTTCGTCAATTTGATAGTCCTTGTTGCTTAGCACCTGTACCAACTTTATCTTTTGACTATGATTAAAGCCGTCAAGGTTGATGTAAGCCCTACGCTTATTCTGTACAACAGCTGTTTCAATTTCACTCTTAACATGTGCAATTTGCTTATCGGTTAGTTCCTGTTGCATTACTGATTCAATTACTTTGTAATCAGGAATCTTATCATACCTGTTATTCATGTCTGTTGTCCTAGCATCTGACTTTAAATCTGATTGTTTAATAGCTTTGACAACTGTTTCAGTATCAATGATTGCACTTGATTTAAAATAACATGGTTTCAATATCTTCACTCCTTATTCATTAACACAACGATTGACGATACATCATTGATCGGCGTTACGCTTTGCAGCTCGTTGCCTTGACCAGTGCCATAAGTTACTTGTTCCCAGTCTGTCTTGAGTCGGTGACACTTACTGCAGATTACAGCTAAGTTATCAACGTTAGCTTTCAATGCTTCGTCAAACTCAATCGGCACAATGTGATCAACCGTTTTAGCAGGTGTGATAATGCCTTGCGCTTTACAGTAAGCACATAAGTAATGGTCACGCTCTAGGACTTGTTGCCTTAGATGTGACCATTGCCTTGTCCGATAGAAGTTGTATTGCTGACGCTTATCTTCATTACGATAACGTGTAACCGTGTTGTACTTGTGTGTGTAGTGTTTGTCATTGCTACGTGCCCAACGTTGCCGACTAGCCAAGTACTCAGCTTCATGCTCATAGTGCTGCTGACAATAGTGGTCAGGGAAAGTGACCATCGCATGGCAGTTAGGATAGCGGCATCTTCTTGTCCTTGGCATGTTGCTTCCTCCGTTTGTGTTTAGCACGACGCTTCATCCATTTATCTATGTGGGCATCCATCTCCGCTTCCTGTGGCGTGACGTAGCCATATTTTGTGTTAATCAGCTTTGCCATACCACCACACCTTACCTTATAATTAATTTTATACATGCCGTTTGTAAAATTCTTTAACCATGATTTATGAATCCGATCAAGTCCATCCCAACCTCACTTGGTTGCATAATAACTTGACCGGTACTTATCTGGCTTCCAAAAACAAATTCATTTTTTTGTAATTCTTGTACTGAATACTGAATTCTCGATACAATATTAGGATCATCAATGCCTTTAGAGTGTGAATATGCATCCGTAAATTCCTTACTCATATCCCCTTCAACGTGATCGTTATTGATTATCATAGACATACTAAAAGGTGGCCATTTCAAGTAGTCCTGTAAAATTACCATAGCCTGAGGGGTTATCCTATCAATTAGTGAGATTAGAAATTTGTACTTTGTAAAAACACTTTTAAAGTTATTTACATCGGACAAGTTTAATAATGTATCTCTTAAGATATCCATCATGTCCCCATCAGCCGGATAATCTTTTAATATTAAAAGCAGTTTATTAAATAAGATGCTGCCATACGGATCGGTAATTACATTAATAAGCCGTTTTAGCGCATATTCCTGGTTATCTGATTTATTTAAATACTCCCCAAGTAAAAGAGCTTCTTTAGACTCATTAAGCTTTCCCTCAATCTCTTCATGTGCACCAATGATATCAACAATCATATCCCCCCAGCTTTGGTTCAATAGATCCATTGAGGCTTTCCTACCAACAGATTTTGCGCTTTCAATTCTCACTTTTTTTGTTTCACTTTTAGTCAATTTTTTTGCCTCGATTCGAGACTCTAGCGTTTGTCTCTGCGCATTCAAAAAATACTCGGGATTTTCAAGCATTGAGAGTAATTCTTTTGATTTTTCCATGTTCCTACCTCCAAACTACCATAACTATACAAAAACTCCCGCCAATAAGCGAGAGCTAGTTTGGAGATTCAATTGTTGGCAATTTGAAAGGGCGTGGTTTTATGAAGGGCATTCATAAAGCCGCGGTACTTTCAATGTGCTTGGTAGGGATTTGCACCCTACATGGAGCCACCCAATATACGCTGCCAATGGTCTTAAGCATTCCACATACATATACTCTCTCACATGGATGAATTGTGCGCGTCTACCTATTCCGCCACAAGCACATGTTACACAGTTTTAGCCCTCATGAGTGACCATGCTGCATAACAATATCGCCGGTAGGACTCGAACCTGCATACCATTGTGGCTTACCAATTAGCCCACAGCGATTACCAGTCTGTAATTTTGAGGATTACTTCATGCACGTCAATCACATTTGGCATACTACCAATTTAGCACGATTATAGGGGTCGAAAATACGCAATTAATACGCGATTTCATATAATCCCAATCCCTTAGCGCATTCCATAATAAACTCATTTCTTAATTTAAACGCCTTAGTATGACTAACGTTGATTAAGTGGTTTGTAATTAGTCCATCAATCGTGTATTGCTGATGTTTCTTAAAATATAGTTCATTTACGATTACTTCAGTATCATGTCCCACATCATCTAGACAATCGTCAATCACTTCCCGTTGATGTTTCAAAGCATTAATGCGTCGATCGTCATCAATCGTGATAATCGTGTTGAGTGTCGTTTCCGGATACTTGTATTGTGCCTTGCCACCTCCAACATTGTCATCACGAGGGACAGTTGGATAACGTAATTCCTGTTCACGTTTCTCGATATACTTGTCAATCTTGGGATAGTCACGTAGAATATCTTCAACTTTTCTAATCGTCGTTCGTTTCATTGCCTAATTTCCCTTCAATGTGTATTCTGCAGATAAACCATTTACGTCATATTCCAGAACTTCCAAAACGTGCTGATTCATTGTGTAGCCGTTTTTGATCTCATACCCATCAGCAGGCTTAGGCGTTCCAAATTGGCGCTGAATTGTCCCACCATCATCTTTGACTGTTTCCGTGTGAAAATGTCCCCAATGTGTCTCACGCCATACGCTACTTGACCATTCAGCCGGATATTCGTTGGCGAACAGTTGTGACAGTTTCGCTTTGGCTGTGTCACCGTGAGCCATCATGATCGACACATGACCATATGTGAACACTTGCCGGTACGATCCCGGATTAAATACTGACAACTGTGGGTATCGTGCTCGGATCATCTCAACGAACGCCCACTGCATATCGAAGTCGTGGTTGCCACCAATGGCTCGTAATTCGGCGACATCCGAATTTTTGATAGCCGGTTCAATGATGTTTTTGACAAAATTTGCAGCGTCTTCCCATGCCTGGCGACTATCAACATGATCTAGTTGAGTGCCCTTGACGGTTTTTGTAGTTCTTAGGTAATCAGAATGTAATAGGTCACCGCCAAGTTCGATAACGATTTTTTGTAGCGAGTGCGAATAAATAATCGCTTGAATTTTTTCTAAAAACGGCTTCATATTATCATAACTGTTGATCCCAAAATGTAAATCGTAAAGTGGAACCACCAGCATGCGTTTTAACACAGCTGGTGTTCGCTTTAAGTACTTTTGCTTAACCCCATTGTTAATTACACTGGTTAGTTCTGAAACGCTTATGTCGTCCTTAGGGCGGACTTTAACCGTGATACTGTATTGAGGAACTGTGCCATCTTCGGTTGAGTGTTGTTCATATACTTTGTATTGAGAACTGATTAAATCGAATTTATCAGGATCATAGCCAGTTAGCGCAAGCATTGTGCGTGGTGATTTGTCAGGCTCATGTTTTAAGCGCATGAGGATCGTGGCTGTTTGTACGCCATTGGCTTCGGTTGTAACTTCTTTGGAATCTTCAATTTTAATATCAGTAACATGGCGTTGACGGTAGTGTTTAACTGCTGCACGTGTCTTGCCCATACGTTCGGCAATCTCTGAATCTGATAGTCCCATAGTAACGAGTTGTGCAATTTGATGTTTTTCGTTGTCTGTCCATTTCATGATTTAACAGTTACCTTTCCTCCAGCAGCTCCGGGTTCTCGTGCACGTTACCTTGTACTGAATATCCATCAAAACTAGTTAATTCCTCTAACGGATATATTTTCCCGTTGCAATTAACCACATAACTCGCATAGTCGGGACGATATTCTACGAGGCCGATGTGTTCTTCTTCTCTGGGGTCATATTCATCGCCAACACACCACATACTCCCAAAAGAAACAATATCACCTTCATAGATATCCTTGCCGTTCACGTCTTTCAGGCCGGTAAACTGCTCAATTACAATATCTTTTAGTCTTCCTTTATTCCCAAAGTTATCCGTCCACCCATCAAAATTAAAGCACTCCGGATTTGTCCCAGAGTTCCACAACTCAGAAATACGAAAATATTCTTTTGTCTTTTTGTCCCACGCTCTAAACTTAATCATCGTCGCCATCTCCAATCATCTCCTAGAACTCGATAGTTCCAGCGCTATCACAATCCATGCCACAACACTGATAAAAGTAACTCCATGCCAAAATCCGTCTAAGAAGTTACCAATGATCGTGACTAAAATAAGTAAGATTATCATGCCAAGCCCAATCTTGTTTTTAGTGCTCATTTTAAATCCTCCCCGAACGCCCGCTTATCAATCCTGTATGGCTCATATTCCTTGGCCAATTGCTTACTATCCTGTGCTTTAGCTTTGTTTGCTTCGGCGTGTTCCTTCATTCGCCGGTGCTTCCGTTTAATCGTTGACCGCTTCTTAGTGTGTTTAGGCATCTTCGTCCTCCGTGATTTCATCTATTTCTACTCTAGGATTTCGTTTATCAACGGCAAATTCGTCCTGGAATCCTGTGATGTGCTTTCGATTGTCGTTGCCTAAAAGCCCAGCCTTCATAAAGCCGTCCAGCACAAACTTTTTAGCAAACGCGATATTATCCGCATCTTTCCGGTTGTTCTTCGTGTACCACGTAAATTTAAGCTTGCAAGGCCAGCTGAATTCGACTCCAGAATTTCGACTAGCCCGCGCATATACACTACATAAGGCCGTGTACCGCTTCTTTAGGTTAGCTGCGGCGTATCTGTTGGCCCGTTCAGCCCTGATGTACTCATTTAAGCTAGGTAGTTCGCCCTTAATCACGACTTTGTTCATGCTTTCGGCACCCGGCTAATGTAGTAGCCATTAACGATCCCGTTAGACATACTGGCCTGCCTAATCGAAAACTCTGGAGCATCAATCTTCTCGCATAATCGTGCCAGTGTTTGATAGGCGATCACTATACTTCTCAGCACGCCAGTAATCGTTAGTCAGTGGCAGGCTGTATTTGTGGACTAAATCCTTTACCCGATTTAATTCCATTGCCGTACTATCAGCTAGTTCTCTAAGCGTATGTTTGCCATGCTTATGTGCTTGCCGAATGGCTTTAATATCTTCACGTTCTCCCTGCTTCGGATCATGTTTCATACTGGCTAGGTAGGCCGCATCACTGCGTACCTTAGTCCCAGGCTTAACCAGTCTAACCGGGAACGGCCATTCACCAGATTTATAGTTATGTTGCGCGAGCTTAAACATTTCCGGTTCGGTCCCGATTGCTAACGGTTGATCAATGTCCGGTCTGTCAGCGTTAATTACTAGCACCTGTGTTTCAGTCATGCGCTCACC